GATTGGTATATGCCGTGTTTCGCAGATAAGAATTATTTTAAGAAGTTAGACGTGGAGAAGGAAACAGATATATTGTTTGTTGGAGTAAAGCACCATCCCTATATTCAGAATAGGGCAGAGATAGTAAGTAAGCTGAGAAAGCAGGGTTTAGAGATAAAGACGTTTGGGCATAATTGGAATGAGGGGTTCATTGAGGGAGATAGGTTAGTTGAGGAATACAACAAAGCTCATCTGTGTTTGGATCTTACAAATGATACCACAGCCTTAGGGAGTAGAATATTTCAAAGTAGTATGTGTGGGACGCCAGTTATTACTAAGAATAGAAAAGACGTTCTACAGTTATTTAATGAGAATGAGGAAATATTCATCTATGAAGACTTTGCAGATTTAGTAAATTATCTTGAGTATCTTAAACAGATGCCTGATAGGGTTTTAAGAATAGGAAAGCGGGCTAGACAACGTTGTCTTAAAGAACATGATGTGTCTACTAGGGTTAAAGGTTTACTGGAGCATATAAATGATAAAGGTTTGTTGCGACCCATACGAATTACAAAATAGATATAACTTTGGAGACATGATATCTATGACTCTGTTGGAGAGGTTATCAGGGCAGAAGATACAACGAGTGTCTTTAGAAAATGTAATGGATTCAGATATTATTTGTGCTGGTAGTATCTTGGAGTATATTCCTGAGAACTACGATGGATATATTTGGGGCACTGGTTTTATGTTTGCGAAGGATTATGCTAGGGATGCTTGGGATCATTTCTCATTAACTAAAGTATTTAAAAAAGCAAAGGTGTTGGCATTAAGAGGGATGATGACAAAGCAAAGGGCGTTTCATAAAGGCAAACAAGATGTAGTTTTAGCCGACCCTGGTATATTAGCTAATATGTTGAAAGACAAAGATGTAGAAGTTGGATATGAGTTGGGAGTGGTTCCCCACTATGTTGATCAGGCAGAAGAGGGAGTGACTGAGTTATTAAAGAATAAAGATACATTATATATTGATGTTCTTGATACTCCAACGAATGTAGTAAACAACATTGCTCGATGTAAGAATATAATAGCATCTTCATTGCATGGAGTAGTTGTGGGAGATAGTTTAGGTATCCCTACTGAGTGGCGCAAGTTTAGCAACAAGGTAGGGGGAGCAGGCTTTAAGTTTAGAGATTACTATTCAGTCAAAGAAGATATAGAAGAAAGGAAGAGGAAGTTAATAGAAGCCCTTCCAACAAAATATAAATTATGAAGTACTCAATACTAATGCCGTTTATAAATAGAGGGAGATTGTTAGTAAATACCCTACAGTCTTTTTATGAATTATATAAAGAGAGACATGATGTATGGGGATTACCAGAGAATAATAACTATGAAGTGGTAGTTATTGAAGATGCTAAGAATCAAGAAGATATTGATCCTGTGCTGGATAGCTTTAGGGCGATGAATATAAATATAAAATTAGTAAAGAGCAGGATTCAAGATTGCTATAATCCTGCTCCTTTGTTTAATCTGGGAGCAAGTCAAGCAGAGGGAAAGTATTTAATATTAACAAGCCCTGAGATACTACATGCTACCAATGTGTTAGGGGGACTGGATGAGTTTACTCTTGATGATAATTATTATATTATCTGTTCTTGTAAGAATGTAGGTAGACCTAAAGAAGCTCGTGGAGGTAGACCTATGGTATGGTATCAGCATTCTATACTTAGAAATAAGCAATACCATTTCTGTTCTGCATTAAGTAGAAAATTATATAATGAGGTAGGGGGATTTGACGAAGAGTATGGCAATGGGATAGCTTATGACGATGATGATTTTTTAAGAAAGATAAAAGAGTCAGGAGTATCAATACTCACAAGGGATGATTTGGAAACACATCATCAGTGGCATGATAAGATTACAGTAAAGGTTCCTGGGTACAGGGAAAAACTTATGAGGAATAAACAATACTATGAAACTAAATGGCAGGAGAGTATAGCACTATGAAAGAGAACAAAATAATATTTATAACAGGGGCGGCAAGAAGTGGCACTTCATTAACAGCAGGAGTGATTAAGTTGAGTGGGGCTTGGATGGGGTCTACAAGTGGTCCGACTATATATAATAAGAAAGGGATGTTTGAGAATGGGGATATTAGAGAGCGGTGCATTAAACCGTTATTCAATAAATTAGGAGTAGATCCGCTTGCTCAAAATCCTTTGCCAAATGTAAATCTATTTAAAGAAATAGATCCTATACAATGGAGAGATAGAATATTAGATATATTAAAAGATCAAGGTTTAGAGGAAAACCAAACGTGGGCTTATAAGGGAGCTAAGATGTGTTTGATGTGGCCTCTTTTCCATGCGGCATTCCCTAAAGCTAAATGGATAATAGTTAGAAGAAGAAAAGAAGAGATAATAAATTCATGCTTACGAACAGGATTCATGAGGGGATTCAATACAAGAGAAGGATGGAGTGGTTGGGTAGACGAGCATATTACTAGGTTCAACGAAATGCTAAATGCTGATTTAGATCTACGGGAAGTGTGGCCTCAAGAAATGATAGATGGAGGTTTTAAAGAAATCAAATCTGTTATTGAGTGGCTAGGGTTAGACTGGGATCAGGAAAAAACAATAGATTTCGTTGAACCTAAATATTGGAATGAGGGGAAGATAATAATAAACGATAAGGAGGTGGGTGTAAATGGCTAGAACGACAGATGCTAAGGTAGGGAATATATTAGATACAAGTGTAACAAGTTTCACTTCGTTTATTACTCCAGCGAATTTACTTGTGACAAATGTTTTATTTACTCCTTCTATAATAGTAGATACTGATTTACTTACTGAGATAGAGACTTGGGTTGCGGCACATTTATTTGCAGTATCTTTGGAGAGGCAGGCAAAAGAAGAGAAGACTGGGGAGGCTGGAGTAAAGTATATGGGAGAAGATGGTAAAGGTTTGGAGTCTACCACGTATGGTCAGACAGCCATAACTTTGGATCATACAGGGACCCTTGCTGATCTAGGAAAAAGAAAAGCTAGAATAGATACTATACTTGCCATAGCACATGCGGAGAAACCATGACAAATTATATTAATAGACATCATAATCAATCACTCGTGCTTTGGAGTGAGTCAGGTAGAACTGCGGGGGGTAAAAGTACCTTTGCTACTCCTGCAGACATTAGTGGGAGATGGGAAGATCGTGCAGTAAACTTTACTGACAACACAGGGAAAGAAAGTGTATCTAGTTCAGTAGTATTCTTAGATCAAGATGTTAAGGCAGGGGATTGGTTGTACTTAGGAACAGTGGCATCTATAGCCTCTGCAATAGACGAAACAAATCCTAACAAGGTTACAGGGGCTCATGAGGTAAGTGGATTTAATAAAATACCAGATATCAAAGGTACTAAGTTTATTCGAATGGCTTTATTAACTCCGAGGTAAATATGGCAGTAGACATAGGGAGAGGTAGAACTAATGCTGGGCAGATCAAGTGGAAAGGGTTAGATAAAGTTTTAAGAAACCTTAATGCTATGACTGGGAAAATACATGGTAAGACTCGAAAGGGAATGACCATAGTAACTTTGAAGATAAGAAGGGACGCTCAAATATTAACACCAGTAGATACTGGTAATTTAAGAGCGTCTGCTTATACGATAGTAGGGGGAGGAAAGAAAAGAGTAACTCCTGCAATGCCTAAGGTAAATGGAGCAGGTTCTGGAATAGCTACTAAAGAAGTAGGCTTGGGAAGATTTAAGACTAGAGATAAAAGTGGAGCAAGGGTAGCGATAGAACATCAAGCAGTAATAGATAGTAAGAAAAAAATACGAAAAAATATTTATGGTATTGTAGGGTTCACAGCTCATTATGCGTTGGCTGTTCATGAAAGAGTAAATGCAAAAGGTAGACGAGTTAGAACAGGGAAGAAGAAAGTTGGAAACAAAAGGGTAACGATAAAGAATGCTCAGATAGGGCAAGCTAAATTTTTAGAAGAGTCATTATTAAAGAACAGAAAATTTATTCTTAAGACTCTTAAGGAGACGGCAAAGATATGAATGCACCATCGGTAGACATGGTAACATTGTTGGGAGCTTCGTCCACAGGATTAACAGCAGGAACAGATTTGTTCTATAGTTTAGAGCCTGATGGGGCAAGTGTATTGGACAAGGTAGTTACTGTATTCGATACTGGGGGCTTGGAACCTGCTACCTATGCAACTTTACTATCCCCTAATATTCAAGTTAGGATACGGGGCGATGCGGGCGAATTCACAGAATCGTTTACATTAGCGGAAACGGTAAGAAATACCTTACATGGAGTGAAGAATACAACTGTTGGAGGAACTAGATATATTTCTATTATAGCTTCTACAGAAATAAACTTCTTAGGGTACGATGACAACAATAGACCGCTGTGGTCTATTAATTTTAGAATTATGAGAACAGCTTAAGGGGGTGATTTAAGTATGACAACGAGTTCAGCAATAGCAGGTATTGGGGCAGAGATACAAAGGGGTGATAGCACATCCAGTGAAACGTTCACTGCTCTAGCAGAAGTCAGTAATATCTCTGGTCCGAACATTAGTAGAGATACTATAGATGTTACGACTTTGGGATCAACATCAGGGTATAGAGAATTTATTGGAGGCTTTCGTGATGGTGGAGAAGTTGTATTAGATATGAACTGGACCCTAGCAGGGTTTAATTTGTTGAAGATAGACTTTGATGCTAACACTACTAGGAATTATAGAATCCTAATGCCTAACACCGCGGCAAGTACGTTTACTTTCGCATGTGTAGTGACAAACATTACAAAGAATATTCCAACAGATGATAAGATCACTATGACAGCAACTTTAAAAATTGACGGAGCTATAACATTAGCATCATAATATGAAAGGGAGGTTGTAAAGATGAAAGAGTTCTTAACCAAAGAACAGTTCTTAAACGAATCAATAATAGAAACAGAAGAAGTAGAAGTGGGATCAGGAAAAATGTTAGTCAGAGGGTTAACAGCTTCTGAAAGAGAAGCATTTGTAAGAGAGATGGGTGGGGAAGAAGGAGTGGTTGATAATTTAGTGGTTAGATTGGTATCTAATTGTGTGATAGATCCTAATTCAAAAATTAAATTGTTTTCAGAGAAGGATGTAAAAGCATTAGGAGATAAATCATCTTTAATCATTGATAAACTTTTTAAAGTAGCACAGAAATTATCAGGACTTACTGAGGAGGCAGTTGCAGATATAGAAAAAAAGTAACGACCCCTGCGAGAATGTTTCATTTTACTCTTGCTAAAGAGTTAGGGTATTCACATCCTGATTATTTATTAGAAAATTTGTCTTGTAAGCAATTGATAGAGTGGCAGATTTTCTATAATCATAAACCCTTTGGAGATGATTTGGGTTTTTATCAAGTAGGGATTATTGCTAGTACCATAGCAAATGTAAATTTGAGGAAAGGGAAGAAACCTTTACAACCTAAAGATTTCATTCCTGAGTTTGGTAAAAAACCTGAAGAAGCTTGGGAGAGAGTAATGAGGCAGCTTACTTCCATGGCATCTATAAAAGTAAAGAAGAAAAAAGGAAAGAAGAAAAAGAATGGCAAACATAGGAAACATAACCGCAGGGATTAATGTTGATACCGCTGGTTTGCGTAGAGGCTTATTTAGTGCATCAAAGGAGTTGAAAGCTTTTACGGCTGGACCTGTTGCTGGTTTTGCTAATTTGGCTAAGAATGTTGCAAAGGTTACAGTAGCTATAGGGGCATTAGGGACGGCTTTAACTGCTACAGCTATTATCAAAGGCACTATTGAGTTTGTGAAGTTTGAAGACGCCTTGCTTGATTTGCAGAAAGTTATGAGTGATACTGAGGGAAGTGCCAAGCAGTTTATTGGAGTGACTGAAGAGTTATCCAATAAATTTGCTAAGGCATCTTCTGAGGTATTGCAGGGAGCGGCTAATTTTAAACAAGCAGGCTTTACTGTTCAAGAAGCATTTGAATTACAAGAAGTAGCATTAAGGTCGGCAACAGTTAGTGAGCTTGGAGTAGTTGACTCTTCTAAAATATTAATTAGAATACTTAAAGGTTTTAAAGCTCCTGCATCAGAAGCGGCAAGGGTGTTAGATATTATGAATGAAGTATCTAACCAATTTGCTACTAGTCTAGGAGAGTTGTCTATTGGAATGAGTGATTTATCTCCAGTAGCAAAGTTGATGGGATTCTCTTTTGAGGAAACTGCCGCTGTATTAACCCCTATCATAGAAGTGTTTGGTTCTGGTAGTGAAGCGGCAATCGCAATGAGAACATCTATGTTGCGATTAGTTAGTACCCAAAGCACAGTACAAAAAACTCTTAAAGCTTTACAAATTAATCAGAAGGATGTGAATGGGCAGTTTAGAAAGGGAAGGGACATACTTTTTGATGTTGCTCAAAGATTTAAATTGTTAGATGAAAACCAGAAGATATTTGTAGCAGGGCAATTGGTAGGTATAAGACAAGCTAGTAGATTTGTTGAAGTGGCTAATAATTTACCAAAGGTATTAGCAGTGCAAAAGGTAGCCCTAGAGTCTGCTGGGTCAGCGATGAAGGAACAGGAGATTAGATTAGCTTCATTGGGTATTCAGTTAGGTAAGACTAAAACTGAATTTAACAATATGGCTAGAAGGATTGGAGAGTTCTTTTCTCCAGCAGTTGCAGAAGCATCGAAAGCAATGATTAATCTTATGGCGGCTTTTGATCCTACGACAGGGAGGTTTGCATCGTTCACAACATTCTTAGATAATACTCTTTCAAAACTTGGTAAAATATTAGCTAGGTTATTAGAGATATCTGGTTTTGGGCCTGCTCCTGGTATAAGTTCAGAGCAAAGTGATAAAGATGTTAGAGGAACTAGAGTACAAGCATCATTAGTTCGTTTGTCGAATACTAGCAACATAGGGACTGGTGGAGTGGTAGGAAGTAGACCTGGGTTTCAAAATATAGTAAACACTATTACTAATCAACCTGATAATCTTGATAAGGAGTTGCAGAAGTTAGTTAAGGATTCTGTTAATGGATTAGATACAGTAGAACAAAAGAATAAAGAAGTAATGGACGCAATGGCTGTAGCTACTACAGGTTGGGCAAACAATTTTTCTAGAGAATTGACTGATGTATTGTTTGGAGCAGAGCTTACTTTTGGAAATATCTTGGAGTCTTTTGCTAAGATGATTACTCAAATGTTTATTCAATTGTCTTTTATAAATCCTTTATTGCAATCTGCTTTTGGAGAGAGTGTTGCTGGAGGAACTGGATCAGGATTTTTATCAGGAATAGGTGGGGCGTTTAAGAATATATTTAAGGCAGAGGGAGGGATTGCTACTCATGCTACTGCTGGTATATTTGGGGAGGCAGGTCCAGAAGCATTAATACCGTTAGATAGGCTTAATGATTTTGGTGGAGGGGGTGGAGATGTAACAATAAATATTATAGGGGCTCCTGAAAATACTAGGGTAGAAGAAACTGAATCAGAAGGTGGTAAAACTTTTGATGTGATTATTGATGACATAGTTTCAGAGAGTATTAGACCAGGGACAAAGACGTTTCAAAAAATGAACTCTAATCTTAGTGGTGTAAGACCCAAGATCAAAAGGAGATAATATAAATGGCAGTATATCCAGCAACTCTACCACAAGATCCTTTATTGGAGGGATTTAGTGATACTAGGCAATCATCAGTTCTTAGATCGGCTATGGATATAGGGGCTCCTAAAAGGAGGCAAAGATATACCGCGGCTTTGCGATCTTTAAGATGGCCTACTATATTGAATGGAACACAGCGAGCAACTTTTGATACTTTTTTTATTACTACGATAAGCAATGGATCAGTTTCGTTTACTATTCCTGATCCAGTAGATGGAGCAACAATAACAGTTTTATTCACAACTCCCCCTACCTGGACTATAGTAAGTGGGGGCATTTCTACAGTGGCTACTAGACTTTGGAAAGCGGTGTATGCTTTGGAGGTATTAGCTCAATGACTTTAACAGATACATTTAAACAGTCTGCTTTTTTAGAAGAAACAGATGAAGTTTATTTAGTGTTGCTAACT